CTTCTTCTTCAAATAGAACTTCTGCTCTTTCAGGTAGTTGGTCTTTAAACTCTTGTAAGCTGTTAACACAATTCACATGCCCTTCAATACCGAACATATTATTTGACTGAAATGCAAAATAACAATTTGAAGATAGTTTTGGTTCTTTAAAAACTTTTTTTCTACTAGGATTATTGTCTCCGTATCCTTTAGGATATATAGTATCTGTTTCCATAGAACTATATTGAAACCAATTCCATTCTTTCATAGGCAGCATATGCTCGCAACTTGTATTAATAATTAAATCTGTATTTAAATATACATCTCTGTATGTTTTAAAAATATCATCACACACGTAATTGATATTATTGTAATCTCTAAATAAACGAGTCTTGGCTATTTGTAAGGCATTGTCATCTAAATCAATAGCTACAATTTTCTTAACTTTATCAGCTAAAGACGGTATAAGAATACTTCCGTACCAGCTGCCCCAAATAACAACAATTGAGTCTTTATCTAAAATGTTCAAGTTGTTTACAGCATCTATCAATGCATACTTTGATGCAACTTGATTACTACTAAATGAATCTAACAAGTCATGTTCTAAACTCGGGTTGTATTTTATAGCTGTGAAAACATTTTTTAACAATGATATATCGATATCATCTTGAGGAGAAGAATATACGGCATCTAATAACCCTATAGTATCGTCTTCTTTTATAGCTGTTAAAACATTGTACAACGAATCTATATTTACATCTTTGTTGCTCAGTGATAAAATACTATGTACTTTATTTAGGTCTTCTCTGTTAATCATTTTATTTCCTTATAATATAATTTTTGATTACTAACACATCTAATCCACATTTAAGAAACGTAGCAACTGCATCTTCAGGGGTTTCTACAATTGGCTCTTGACAGTTAAAGCTGGTGTTAAGCAGCATAGGAACGCCTGTAAGCGTATAGAACGCATTTATTAAGTCGTAGTAGCAAGTGTTAAACTCACGCTGTACGGTCTGTATACGTGCTGTGCCGTCTACGTGTGTTACGCCCGGAATAGCATCAGACTTAACAGGCATGATACGACTCATGTACGGACTAGGTTGATTAGTATCAAAATAGTCTTGATAATGCTCGTGCAGTACACTTGGTGCAAATGGTCTAAAGTCTTCACGCAGTTTAATTTTACTGTTAATGATATCTTTAATATCGGGATTGCGAGGATCAGCAAGTATACTACGATTACCTAACGCTCTATTACCACTTTCGCTAGCACCTTGACACCAACCAACTATTGCACCGTTTGCAATAGCAGCAGCAACTTCGATATAGATTTCTTCCATTGGCTTTTGCTGATAGGTCAATCCTTCAAATATACTAGTATCTACATTGTACTCTTTGCCAGCATATACTGTAGGAACATGAGTATTACCATTTAGGATGTAGTCAGCATGCATATAAGTACCAATCGACTGTCCTTCATCACCTGCTGCCGGAGGTACATGCACATTTGTATAATGCTTTGTAAATTCCTCATTCATATAACCGTTATATGCAACACCACCTGCAATACACAGATTATCAGATGTTTTAAGCGGATATACATATTTCTTAACAAGCTCGATTGTTACATGCTGTAGTGTAAATGCTACATCTTCTTTGGGAACACGCTTTAAAATGTCTCTTGCACCTTCTGGAAGTCTATGATTGGGATTTTCTAAATACTGATGAATCATCGTATAAATTTCATCGTTATATTTTCCAAATCCTACCAACCCCATAACCTTACCTGCGTCAAGGTATCCAAAACCAATATCTTGTGCTAGTCTGTTCCACAGCCCGCCTATAGAGATTTCTTTGTTTAAGTTAGTAATTGTACCGTGTTTATCAACAAAGATACAATTAAACTGCCATCCACGACCGTCAATTGCTAGAATGTCTGACTCTTTGTATCCTGAACTTAAGAAAGCGTATGCTGCATGACTTTGATGGTGATCGATATAATAGTAGCGATCTATGTGCAGTCGATCCCATAAGTTAGTAGGATTAAACTCTAAAAAGTCTGTATCGGGTAATGTTGCTTGTAGTAAATCTAATACAAACTCTTGTCCTAGATTAGAAACAGTAAAGGCAAATACGTGATCTTTATCATAGTTAGGTACAAAATATTCTTGAAAAAACTCTCTACTGTATGTAGGGTCGTGTGGGTTCTCGCGATTGAGATTGTGTTTTCTTCTATTGTGCCGTTCTATTTGATTATGAAATACACCATCATATGTATTATGATCGTGTATGTTTACTGCTACAGAAAATATTTTCATTAGATAGTTTCTTCTGCTTTAAGTATTTCAATAATACGTTCTCTCTGTGCAGTTGGCCGCTTTGGAATAATATCAAAGCATTTCCCACAATACTTTTCAAATTCAAACAGTTGATAATTCATCATTTTATCAATGTTTTCTTTAGTAACATCAAACTGTCGTGAACCGTTGATTACTTTTCTGCTGCAATGACGAATCTTTTTAATTTCAAAATCAAACACTGGCACTAGAGGAAACTTAGCACACACTCTGCGATCAAGTTCGGGTGCTTGTACTAGTTCGTGGTCTTTAAAGAAGTCTGGCGATCTTGAATTATATTCTTTAAATTCGGTATTTTTATGATCCAGCACCGATAGGTCGTATTGTTCTCTATACTTAAAGTAGTTTGGAGTTTCGATAATTAAGTTATAGTTGTTTAAATCATTAGGTTCAAAGAAATCATAGTTACCTAATTTTTCAATACGATCTTCGTAAAAATCCAGTACTAAATGTTCGATGTAAATAATTTCTGGATCTTCTAATACTTCCGGATAAAATTTGCGTATTAGTGAGTTAGACAATACTTGAATTACAAGATTAGGATGCTTTTTAATTTCAGCAATAATTTCTCGTAAGTTTTTAATAAGAGCTGGCTCGCCGCCTAGTAAACAAATGCGTGTTTTATAGGGAGCAAGACCTTCTAAGATAGTTCTTACAAAGTCCATGTCTACATCAAGATTACGCATTTCTAAAGTCCACGCTGTACAGTAGTGGCAACTCTTGTTGCAACTCTTTGTCATATAAAAGTCTACTGTACGGTATTCTGAACCTTTTAGATCTGCTAGTGTTTTAATTGCCATTTATTGTTACCTTAATATTTTTTTCAAAGCTAGGAAACTGCCATTTGTCATTTAACGCACCGTTTCGAAAAGATTTAGGTACGTCGCTATTTAATGCTTCGGCGTGTAGTCTACGATCAATATTGACATTTTCGTATCCTATACCTACTAATAGTTTAATATCGTCGTCAGTGTTTAATATTTTTTTAATTTCGTTGCCTTTGAACGCACTGCATATTCCTGTGTAATAACCTAATAACGAAGCAGTAAGAATTAGCTCACCGATTGATATTCCAATCGAGTAATTCTTTTGTTCATTTAAAACAGTCATACTTTTTTTGTTATCATTTTGTGCTTTTAAGTGCGTAGCACCTCTAGCGTCCCCGTTATCATCTATATATACAAATAATACATTAGCTAAAATTTGAGAATTTTTTACAGATTGATTTTCGTATAACCAATCTTCGGTCTTACCGTCAGCTAATGCTTGTTTAGCGCCTAGTGTAAATTTTTGTGTATTATTATAAATTTGTTTTATAATATCTTGATCTGTATATACAGCAATTCTATAATGGGTTTCGTTTTGTTTTGAGGGAGAATTCACAGCAGCATAAACAAGTGTTTCTACGTCCTGTGAAGGAACAACTTTAGAAAGATCGTAGTTTCTTTGTGCGTGCTGTGTTATATCTATAGATTTTTTAATTTGTTCTCGAATCATAGTCTTATTATACTACATTGATTCAATAATGTCAAGTAGAGATATAATCAAATCTTTTATCACTTTTTACTAAATTTAGTTCTCCGTACATAGTGATCATATCTACGCTATCGATATATTTTTTATCTTTTAAATACTTATATACTAATGCAAATGCTTTTTGGCTCCTGTCAAAACTAGTTATCCCAGCAATTTGTGTATCGTCGCACAGCGGCAAATATAATTGACAAAAGTGTCCCTTACCGACAAATTTGTTTAACGAAAAATTACTGCTGTGTAATACACAACCAGAAGTATTTGTTCCTCCGTATACAATAGTAGTATCCTCTGGAGATAATGTAAATCCGACCTTTGATAACTCGTGTTCTAGATAACTAAAGTTTTTTGTTTTGTCTACCTTTAACCAAGTCCATCCTTTATCTAAGACTGCTTGTTTACAAAGTATGTTAGATCGAGTTTCGATGTTGCTACCTTGTGATGATAAAGCTGTAGAAACAATTACACATTTTTCTCTATCTAAATAACTATCATTAATTATGTCTTGGAGAGCATACGTCCTATAGTTTTCTACAAATTCGTCTGCTAAGCCAGGGTGTCCGTCAAAGTCCATTAAAAAAATTAAAGAATTTTTATTCATATTTGGTATTTCTCCGTTATATAATATTCTGATCAGAAGTTTCTTGTTGTCTTTTAAGTGTGCTATCCCAGGATTTAAATAACTGTTCTTTTTCCGGAGTAACTTTTTGCGGAATATAAAATTCTTCTAATTCAGGAAAAACATCAAACAAGTGCATTTCCCATTTTGTGCCTTCGTAAAATTTATCTCCTTTAAGTAAGTATTCAAATACATCTTGTATATCTATGTCAGGATCCTGAGGCATTTCTAATGCAGCAACAATATCTGGCCAGTCTTGATATTTTGGTATTAGCTTATCTTTTATTTTTTTTGGAAGATTGTTAGGCCTTAAATGTTTTGGACTGTCGACATGCGCCCAGTTTAACTGATTGATAACAGGGTGTGCTTTACACCAATCTACAACTTCGTAGAATCTCATAACACTCAAGAATGACACTAATCCGTTGAAGTCTACAACTACGTTTGGATGTTGTTTAGATAATTCAATGTTTTCAACTACTTCTTGCCAATCAGTTCGTCTTCTCATGTATTCGATAGTTTTTCCTATGCCATCGACTGATGCAACCATAGTAACACGGTTAAAGTGAGGTATATATTTAAATATATTATGTTTACCTGCCTTGGTCTTAGTTAAGTTAGTTTGATACTTAATCCTAATATGTTTAGCATGGCCAGACTCAATAAGTGCATCTAACATCTCATAATGTTTTTTCATAATCAATGGTTCGCCACCGATAATTTTAATACTTTTTATGTATTGAGCAATTTCTAAAATTTGTTCTGTGATTCCTTGAGTCTTATCTTTCATTATGAATGACATTCGTTCTTCACGAGCGTCATTCATTGGTTTGAATATTTTATCACTCCAAACACCCTTTTTAGCAACTTGCCAGCGTGTTGTAGAATTGTCATGTTGACACATAAAACAGTCTAAGTTACATTCGGATCCGTAAATTTTTAATTGTACTTCAAATATTCGACCTGCGCCTTTTAAAGTAAATTCTCCAGTATCTTTAAATTTTGTTACTTGTCGTTCGATCTTATTCCAAAAACTGGGATCATTGGTATGTATTTTAAGGCAATTTGTTCTTCTAGACCTTCCGTATCGATCTTCGTCACTTCTACAACGTCGGCACCAGTTGTTAACAGCTTTAAGATCAGATCCTACTGTAGTCATTTCTCTCCGTAGGTCGTTCATGTAATCGCTTTTTTCCATCCATTCCTTTAAAGGAACTTCTTCTACACTAACACCAGAAGAACCACCAAAACAACATGCTTGATACTGTCCGTCAATTTCTGAGTAAATTTGTGTAAATGGAATAGTACAAAAGTATATATCTTTATTCGTTGCTTGTTGTACAACTGACCCTTCCTTTTTTGCAATTTCTTGACCTTCTTCGTCAAGTCGTTTCCACCATTCTTCTGTATTTACATGCCCTGGCGTGGATCGATCTCCAGGACCTCCCTTTGTTAAAAACTCTGGTAAATCACTTTTCTTACTCATACTGTTTCTTCCCACTTTAAATTAAATGCCCATTTCTTTTCATGACACCAAAAACATTGATGACATTCTTTAGTAAAATTATCTGTTTGGTTAGCTGTGCCCACGCATGACCTAGTCAACGGAAACAATGTTCCCATTAGATTGTTTTCTTGATAAACACCTGCTACAAATTTTTTATCTACATTTATATATGCTTGATAAATGTTTAAAAATTCTTTGTCTCTATATTTTCGATATTCTTCAACTAACGGAAGTTCCTTGTCTCTTCTGCGTTCAGCCTTTTCATAAAACTCGTATTTTTTCATTTCTTCAGTAGGCGGATTGCGTGTCATTCCATCTAGTCTTACTGCACCAATATTTTGTTTCATTATATTCCAATTTATTCTATCAACTTGAATAATTTTTGAAATTTGTGTTCTTCTCATACCTGTAAACTGCGGATATTTTTTAATAGTTTTATCAACATCTTCAAAACTAACAAAATCTTCAGTTCTGTCATTAAAATCAAATACTTGCCAGTCTCTAATTTTATTGTTAGGAAATTCTTTTTTTACCCACTCTACAATTTTTTGGGCAGCTACAGCATCCTTAGGAGCATTTTGATCTCTACAAGTTACTGGTATTATTTCTATTTGCGGAAAGTGTTTGGAAACTAGATATAACAATGATGCAGAGTCTGCGCCTCCTGATAACGATATTGTTATTAATTTTGGGACTTCTTTCTTAAATAGCTCTATAGTTTGATTGCTGTGTGTAATTTGCATGTACGCCGTTCCTTTAAACTATTTATGCACCTCTCGAATAGCCCATGCCGTTCTTGACACTACCAGCACTCTCCTACTTATAATGTATCTTTTACTACATTGATAATAAAATTCACTTCGTCGTCTGTAAGCCAGGCATGTACAGGTAGTGATAGTACTGTGTCAGCTGCCGTCTTAGACGCTGTGCAAGCGTCTCTCCTGCTGTCTAAGCTATCGTACATACTATTTGCACTTAACGGCAGTTCGTAGTGTACACTGGCGTTTAAAGCGTTCTTAACACGCTTTCTAGTGTCTTTGTCTTTGAAGCGTACAACATATTTGTGATAATTATGGTTAAGACCATTAGACATTCCTTGTACTACAAGAGGTAAATCTTTAAATGCTTCATTATATTGATGTGCAATTTGCTGTCTACGTTCTTGATTACGATCTGCATGTCGTAATCTCAAGTTAATAATCTCAGCGTTAAGCACATACATACGACTGTTATACCCAATCATACTAAAGTCTTTGTCTTTACCGTGTCGTCTAATCATCTTAACATGTTTGGCAATTGCTTCGTTGTCGGTTAGCACAACACCGCCACCATTAATGCCAGCAATAACCTTGTTACTATTAAAGCTATATACACTACAATCACCTATAGTACCTGCTTTGATTCCGTGTAAGCTACTACCTAAACTTTGTGCAGCATCTTCAATGAACAATATACCTTTGTCTTTACAGAACTGCTGAATTTCTGTAGTATCAGTCATGTTACCAAACAAGTGCGGGTATATAATTGCTTTAACTTTATCTGAGTACATTCTCTTGATGCTGTCTAAGCTAATATGATATGAATCTAAATCAATATCACAAAATACAGGAACAGCACCGACCATACTTACACAAGCACTACTACTAATCCAACTAAAATCTGTTACTAGCACTTCGTCGCCTGTAACAATGCCGTGTGCTAACAATGTAAAATGCAGTGCATCAGTAGCACTTGCTACACTAACACAATACTTACGCCCTGCACGTTCTGCAAAACTACGTTCAAAGTCTTCGTTATTTTCGTAATTCATTTGACTCATAAAACGGTCAAACACATCTAAGTAATCTTGTTTATTTTCTTGGTACTCACGGTCCCACGCATCATATGCTGTCATTGTTTTTCTCTATCTACAAATTGAAATATATCTTCGAATGGAGCATCAGTATCGGCAATAGACTGTTCAGCAGTTAGTGTTTGCCATTTATACTTCTTTCCTTTTCCTAATGTTTGTATTAATGTAGGAACAAATTCTATAAATGGAAAATCTGCCCAATCGGTTAGTTGTTTAGGAAAGCAAATATTATAAGAAGTGTCCCATCCTCGGTCTAATGTTGCTCCTGTGATTGCTTTAGCAAGCATACCTATTTCAACTGCACAAGACTCTCTATTATTTCTATTTACAAACGTAGGGTTTGCTAATTCCCATAGTGAGTTAGCATTGTCAAATGCAGCTCTATGGAACGCATTAGGTTGAGCTACCCTCGGAGTAACTATAAGTGTATAAGGAGCAGAACGTATATGAAACAGTCCGTTATTAGGTTTGTAATTATCTCCAGCATTACCTAACGCAACTTCGTCTGTATAAATTTTATTACCTTCACATAAACTCCATAGTTTAAAACTTCTATTTTTGTTTGGCCCTAATACGTGAAATTTATAAGGATATCCTTTTTGTTTAGATGTTACGAGAGGATACGCTGTTCTAAGAATTTCTTCAATTTCTGACTCTGTAGGAATTATTTCTTCATCGTAGTCTACTACATGTTTTCTATTTTTTAATGAATCTTCTATCATATTATTTCCTTGTTATACGTATGTCCAAAATGTTATCTAATAAATGTATAGTTTCTAATTTATGCGTCTAAATAATCTTGTTTATTTTCATGGTACTCGCGGTCCCATCCATCATATGCAGTCATTTTAATCGCTTCGTCCTGATCTATGCCATTCTATCAATCTTGATGATTTATGTGCCCATAATTCTTTTTTAACACGTTCTTGCGTATGTTTCTTGTCTGGGCTTGTTAATTTAAAATCTACATTTTTTCGAAGCAACGGACTATTGGGATTAAATCCACGATTAGTGTTTACAAGCAATAAACTAAAATCTTCTTCCTTTGCGATTTCAATAGCACGATCTATGTCGTGTTCATTATATCCGAATATAATATATTGCCAAACAATTAGTTGTCCTAGGTCTCTACCCTGGCGCATACGACTCCATACTTCATCAAAGTTAGATCCTATACGGTATAGCTCGCTTTTTTTGTCAATACCATCTACACCAAAGTACCATGCGTTTTCTCCTACTCCGTAACTATATGCTTCGTTCCACCAAGCATCACTTTTGCCACTACCGACAGTAGCAATTCGAACACGCTTACCTTGTCCGTTGCATATTTTTAAAAGATTTAAAAAATTAGGATGATAGATGGGATCAGATATTTGTCCACAGAATGTAATACCTTCTGTATAGTAATCAAATATCTTTTGAAAATTCTCCTCAGAAAGGTCGAAAGATCTACGTATTTGTTCTTGACTTGAGGTCTTTTGACGTATGCATTGCGGGCATCTAAATATACATCTATGAGACGCATCTATGTTAGGTCTGCATACTCTTTGTTTTTTTACATATTCGTCAGTAATCCTTGCCATTAGCTTGCCCCCTAACTTCAAATCTTTCTTCTGCTTTAACGGCGTCTACATCTATATCAACACCGCATTTCTTTTTACACATATATGAAGCATTTTCGGGATTGTTTAATAGTGTTTGAAAAAAGTTTTCCCACTGATCTGATGTAAAAATATCTTCTAATCGTTCGTTATTAGATAGTAGTAGTTCTTCATCCTTCAAGCCACATGCTTTAACGTGTCGATATACTGGCGGATCGTCCATCCAACAACACGGCAGCATAAACCCGTCTGATGTGTATGCAGCACCTTTATTATCTCTGGTATTAAATGCTAAACACTTTGGTACAATTTTCATTTAAATCTCTCTACGGCAGTTAGTATAGGAGTAACATCTGGAATCTTAATGTCTCGCTTCCAGTACACGCTTCCGCCATCTACTATTGTTTTATCTCTAAGGTAAATTACATCTTTACCGTAATACTTGCACTCTTGGAAAATCCTCGGAGCCGGATCAAATGTGTCTTTAGTGTACACATATGTTTCAAACATTCCCATTAAATTTTCTACAGGGGCAAATACATTATTGTTGCTTATATGTATATATCCTTCGTTATAGGTTAAAATGCCGTGATCTGGATAATCTGCAATTACTTTTTGAATAGACGCATAGTATTTGTCGTTAGTACCTAAGAACAAATGTTTAAACTTAATATTGTTAACATGCGGCTTGTAGATACTAAAATTAATAGTCTTTTCAAAGTGTTCGCCTACGCCATTAGGGTATACTTCGGTGTCGCAAAGATCTACTATTTGTTTTGGATTATAAAACTTAACAGCGTTGGGATATCCTTCAATATGATTCTCTGAATACACACTTATAACTTTGCCACTGAATAATCTGCGTAATGATAGCTGTTGCACTGAGGTATAATCGTTAAAGTTTTGCCAGCTTAGGGTCATCATACTTCTGCCCATAATAAGTGTGACATCATCATTCGACGCTACATATGTATCCGGAAACCAAATACGATTACAATGAATGTACTTGCGTGTGATAGAATTTATGTAGTCGCGCTGATCATATTTTCTGTGACAGATGATAACAACTCGTGCAGGATAGCCGGCGTTGTTAAGCATATCACAGTATTCATAACTATAGTATAACAGCCCGTCAACTGGTTTACTTGTAACTACAATATTAATCATAAACTATTCCTTTTAATTTAGGTTGACGAATTGCATCATATATAGTATAATTATACTATCATAATAAAGAAAAGTCAAGAAAAATGAAAGTAATTACATTAAACGAGTTTGGTGAAGAACGGTTTTTAGAAGCTCTTAATTATTTTAGCCAACAAAACTTTCCGGGAGATAAGCGTAACAGAAGCTGGTTTGATCGACTTCCTGAAATTTACAAAACAAGATTTCCTGAATGGTTTTTTCTAGTTAACGAAGATGATGAGCTTGTAGCATTTTCTACTATACAAGAATATTATCCTAAATGTTATCGAGTATTAACACGCACGTACTACAATCCAAAGTATCGTAGAAGGCACTCAGCATATGAACGAACAGAAAAAACTCCTGCAATGTGGATGCTAGAAAAGCAACTAGAGTATTTGGCTGGTTACAATACACTGTTCATTTCTATGCAAGATTTTCATAGAAGAAAAATGATAGAACAGTTAAGAAAAAAACTTGGTCCAGAGTGGAAACTTCATCCCGAAATGGTACAAACATGCAAGGAAGTTGATGATAAAAATTGCTGGCAAAATGTTATTTTTACAGGACAAGACATAACTTTGCCAACAATCGCTATAGACAATTGGAAACAAATATACATATAAATATGTAAAAGGACTAAAAACTTGAACAACTTGTACAATAACCTAACAGCATACGGACATTTTTCTCCTACTAAGTTAACGATACATGATCCTCGGAAGTTTGTAGACTGGACTGAAGAGAACTTTACGTATGTTCGTTATAATCCAAGAAAAGAAATTGAAAGATATGGATTAAGTATTACAAGTTTAGACGGAGGAGTATCGGGGTATCCTGATTTAGACAGTTTGCCAGAGTATAATAAAGAAAATGAACCGCAGTTGCACGAAACTAACTTTAATGTACCTACACCTGTTTATGACTATCCTGAATTAAAGTTAATTTTAGATCCTATAAAAGAACATATTTGTAGGTCTCATGTTTTAAGACTTGACCCTTCGGGTTATTTTCCTCCTCACAGAGATTACAGGAGGGATGTTTTTAATACTTTTAGGTTATTGATACCATTAGTAAACATGAATCCGCCCCGTCACAATTTTGTAATTGAAGATAAGATAGTACATTGGGAAGAAGGTGCAATGTATTTTGTTGACACTGCTAGAATGCATTACTTGTTTAATGCTAGTTTTGAACCTGCATACATGGTGGTGATTAATGCAATACTTAACAAAACAACTGTAGATTATGTAATATCTAATTTAAAATACATGTAGGATATATATGGAGAATACGACAAAACTATTAATCAATCATACTTTTAGTCACTTAATGCTAATACCTGCATTTATATATGGCGAGTGGTGGATGTTTCTTGCAGCCTTTGCATGGTGGTATGTAATTGCCATTGTTGCTATTAGTGGCGGCTATCATAGATACTACAGTCATAAATCTTTTAGTGCTGGACGTTGGTATGATTATGCAGTTAATGTATTAGGAATATTTAGTGGTGCTGGCCCTGCAATGACTTGGGCAGGAACACACCGTCAACATCATGCATATAGTGATACAGAAGACGATCCTCATAGCTATACTCGCAAGGGTTGGTTTGCAGTTTATGTAAACACATGGGGATACGATTTCAAAATCAAACGTCGATTTATTAAACGCCTATTAAGTGATAAACTGCTACGATGGTTTTACACTAATTACTTTAAACTTAATATTGCTATCATTGTTGTGTTTACATTAATTGATCCTCTGTTTATGGTATTTGGTTACGCAGTACCGGTTGTATTAGCGTTTCATGGATACGGATTACTAAATGTGTTAGGCCATCGCGGCGGAAAACCTAATAATACTTGGGTAGGTAATATACTAACAGCAGGCGAAGGATGGCATGCTAATCATCATAAACGAGGCGGCGACTATAGAATTGGCTGGACCTGGTGGCAATTAGATCCTACCGCTTGGTTTATAAGAGTAATTAGGACTGATTAATGGTTACTTTTGCAACTATCGATGTAGGCATAACTTTTGAAGAAAAACAACAAATGCTAAACGAAGTTTTAGCACTTGACGATACTGTGCATCATTATAATGAGTTTCGTGGCTGTAGAATGATAGCTATCTATAACGGTGGCGGCAGACTAGGCGGCAGGGTTACAGGAATTGATACTAAAGCTGGTGAATTTAAATATACTCCTGCAGGAGAACAGTGTACAACTATTCAAAGAGTATGCGAAGAAAAGATTTTTCCTTTTATGGATCCTCTAGGAAGAGTGACAATATTAAGAACTGCTCCTAACACCGGACTCAATATACACTTAGATAGTACACTTAAAGAAGTAGGCACTAAGCAAGACAAATATAGAGTGGTGCTAAACGGAGCAGTTGATAAATTATTCTTTTTAGATAATCAACTTAATAAAGTATATGTTCCAAATTATTATGATAGCTACATACTTGACGGCAGTCATCCTCATAGCATAGATCCTAGTGTTGAAGAAAAAATAACACTGTGTATTGGTGCCCCTTGGCGCGGCGAAGAAAATAAACTTTATACAAGTTTAATTGAGAAATCGGCATTTAAGATGACAGTAAGCAGACCAACTATTAAGGATGAATGGTTAGATCCTGCCCTTAAAAAATAGGAAAACAAATGACTGAAACATGTTTAATAAAAAACTCTCGTAGAAGCAGAGTAAAAGGTACAGGACCACGTCGACATGAAATGCTAACCCATGGTTCTGTTGCTAGTAATGTACCACAAGCAGTGATTGATGAAATACTGCAAATTGCAAATAGCTACACAGGTAACGATCTTGGCGGCGACAACTATCAACTTTCACAACATTGTGATGTAAAGAATGTATTTACATCAAGCGAAACATATAAGCAAATAATACTTCAAGAATGTACATCAGAAAATACAATTGACGAAACAAATTATATGTATTGGCGGAATGATATAAGCACTACTGCTATAGAAAACTATCTTACAACGGCGTTTGTAAAGCCCTACAGAGCCCGTATAAGCGTTATGCACGGCGGAAACGAGTTAAACTATCACATAGACACTGATACAAGTGTACTGTGCCGTGTACAAATACCGGCACAAACAACAGGAAGTTTGTTTCAGTGGAAAACAAAAACAGAAGAAGTTAGTTTAGATATGCAACTAGGCGAAGCATATTTTGTTAATACAGGGTGGTTACACAGAGTAATCAATCCAACAGACAGCATTCGTGTTGTTTTATTATTTGGCATAGACTACGAAAACTTACCAAACAAAGAAAGTTTAATGGTATGAACTATGTTGTAAAAAATAGCTGGCAGTTTGATACTAAAAAGATGCAAACTGAATTACAAATCCTGCTTAACATTAATGAGATTAATGAAAGAAGAATCGGAGGGTTGCATGGTATATCTCTAACTTCGCAAGATGGTTCTTTACAAAGCGGATTTGGATTTAATGTTGGTATACAATATCCTAGGTATCCTCATCAAGACTTTTCTAGCAACGATCCTAGAGTATATTTTGATTTAGATTTTGCAAGAGAAAATAAAGTATATCATATGTTGGATTATAATATTCCTACTACGGCATATACAGGATACTTTAAAGAAATAATCGAATTTTTACATGAAAAGAATATGAATCCTAGACGATGCAGACTTTCATACCTACCTCCAAATGGAATTATTAATCGCCATACTGATGGTAATTTTTATAGATTTCATATTCCTATACATACCGAAGGAACAAACTTTGTACACGGTGATATTGATTATATATTAGAAGAGGGTAATAGCTACTTAGCATATGTGCATCCTTATCATTATGTAAAAAATCAAGGTAGTGCAGATAGATGGCATTTTGTTGCTGATGTTTGGGACACTGAAGGTCATTTTGAAATAGGAAAAGTGTCTAAAGAACAATTAAATATAGAATTAGAAAATGCAACATTATGGAGAGACTATGTTGACAACAAACGAAATACACCTAATAAGATATTAGTAGGAGAAAAAAATTGAGTGTACATGTTGAGACTAATATAAACTTTGCTACTGCATCAGATGAAGAAATTAAACAGTTTGGTAGAAATATTGTAAGAGACAATATAGTAGTAGTTCGAAATCAAAATTTAGACGAGGCTAGAATTTTACACATATGTGAAACTATTGGGAATGTACTAAAGCCTAATCAATTTTTTATGCATCCGGATCATCCTGGATTGTTTAGAGTTACAAATGAACGTAAAGACGGAGAGAAGATTGGCATCTTTGCAGACAAAGAACTTGATTGGCACAGTAACGGCAACGGCCGACCAAGTGGTAATGAAAGTTGTGTAGCACTGTACTGTATTAAACCTGGAAAAAATAGTATTACTAGTTTTTGTGATACACGCAGAGCATACAATGAACTTCCGGACGATATTAAAGAAATAGTTGATGATGTAGATTGTACATTCCAGTTCAAGAATAATACTTTTTATAAATTAGACCCAGGTGATAAAGAGTTAATTATGTTTGAAAATAAACGTATCTACCCCGAAGGTGTTACAAAGCCATTAGTATATAATCATCCATACGACAATGGTAAAGGGCTATATTTTACATTTCATTACATTAGAGAAATGTGGAGACGTAGCGGTAAAGAGTTAGATCAAGAATGGCTAAAGCAATACTTACTTGATCATGTATTTCAAGAGAAGTACATTTATCATCACAATGATTGGCAACCAGGTGACTTTATCTTTATGGACCAGTTCCATAGTATACACAAAAGAAATGAAGTCGAAGGAGATCGATTTCTTTATAGAATAAGTTTTGATTATGAAGGAAGTTTTAATGAATAATTTTAGATATATATTTGAAGACAGATTTGCAGAAACAAAAGGATATGACGGATTTAAAGCAGATCAAGAAGAAATAAATCATTTTTTCGAAACTAAAGTAAAAGGTAAAATTGGAGATCACTCTTCAGTTGGAGTCGACTCTAGCAAACAACATATCTATAATGTTTGCTATGATTGTAATATTCCGCTATGGAATGAGCTATACGAGCGTGTAGTAAATGTAGGCAACCGCAGCGGAGTTAAACTAAACTGGGATGAAATAAAACATTGTATGCGATTTACGTTTATTTGGATGCCACCAGGCGGCGATCTTATTCCTCACACTGCAAATAGATTTAGAGCATTAAGTGCCTTCAATATGCCATTACGCGGTAAAACTGAAATAAGTTTTTACGAACATACATCAGATAATAAGGTAGGAAAAAATTTAGAAACACATGAATACTTTAATCCAAACTTTTTAAATGTAAATAGATTTCACGGTATTGTTAACGATACCGATAATGAAAGAATGATATTAAAGTCTCATCTAATGATAGTGCCCTGGCAAAAACTTGTACACGCATATGAAGGTAACGAAGTTGTAAATATGTGGGATTTTACAGTTCCGTGGCAACAGCGAGAAATTAAAACACATGAGAAGAATCATGGATAGTCCTACTCAAATACTTGAAGAAGCAAGAGAACTTGGATTTTATGCACGACCTAATATTGATATGTCGCGAAAAGAATTCAATATTCTTTGCAGCTCCTTAGGCACGCCGTGGACTAAAGAAATCCACGCACTTCATACTGAAGGATTTGATGAAGATAATATTGTAAATTGGTCTAATAAAACTCGATTTAACGGGCACAGTCTTCCTTGGCATGCTGATAATCCGTGGCATGCTGAATATAAATTTCCTTTACGAGCATTCTGGGCAGAAACTATTTCACACTCAAATGACATTGGATATTATCTACATATAACAAATTGGTTTGAATCACAAGATTTGGCTACTAAAGAATATTTTAGAAGTTTAAAAGTCTTAGTACAAGACTATAAAAACGGATGTCAGCCTTATTGGACTGACTTTGTTAAAACGCATCCTATTACAGGCAAAGAAAGTTTTAATTGGGGTGCAATGGCGTTGTCTACTGATGTGTTTGGACTTTGTGCTGATGAAGGACTGCGTTTTCCGCACTTTAGTTATACAATGGCAATTCAAAAAGACACTAGAGAATTAATTAGCCACAAAGAAATTGCCTCTTGGTTTCAAGATATGATCGACAATAATCATATGACAAGTCATCATTGGCAAGAAAAAGATTTTGTATTAATGGATAATTGGGTTAGTTTACATTATATAGGGTCTACTAACTATACAGAAGATCGACTATTATGGAGAAAAACAATATGCCAGCCTTGGCAAAAAATTATTGGGTAAGTATATCAAAAACAATTAACCCAGGATTTTATAATGATTATATAATCAATCCTGATAAGAGACTTACTACTCTATCTAAATTAGACTATAGCTTTTGGCAAAAATATAACAGTGCATATAACTATATGCGTGAAAGTGGAAAGTTAATAATTAGAGCTAAAGTTGTAAACTCTGATAGTGTAGAAATATACCAAATATATGAAACTAAACAAGACAGATTAGAATTTCTTAGTATGTTTGATCCGTCTGTATTTCATAAAGATTCTAAGATTGCAATTGAAGAAACCGAATATGAACTGAATGAATTAGAAAAAGATCAACTAATCGAAAAAATTATTAGTTCAAACAGTGTGTTGCTACAATGGGTCAAAGAAAATCACCGAAAGCTGGGCATGACAATCGGTGATCCTTTAAAAAATGATAAAATTATATTAGTTTAAATTTGCCCACCCGGTTATAGTTCCATCTGTGTTGCCTTGGAACTTTGCAACGTCAATAATGAATACTATTTGTCCAGCAGTTGGTGCAGTAAGTGCAGCATCACGTGCAGCAGCGTCTGCATATACACCTGGTTGAATAGTACCAGTTGCTACAATATTACCGCGTACATCTAACTTCTCAGCTGGAGCATCAGTGCCGATACCTAATCTACCTTGACGATTAAATATCATTACATTGTCTACGCCAGTTGCGCCTGTGTCGTTATATGTAAAGAATAAAATACGACCTGGCATAACTCCGGAACCGATTGACGATGTATACTTGTCAGTACCTAATTTAATAACAGCACTTGGACTATATGCTGTACCGTCCCATCCACTTGATGCAAGGTCTATTGATGTGTCGCCTGGTTGTAGAATATCTGGATTAGCTAATGATGTTCTACTTGCTCTAAAATTAAAATTGCCGCCGTTGCTGCCGGCAGTAATATTATTAAATGTTATGCCTGGCCCGTCGAGTACATCTTGATTAATATTAACAGTTGTAGTTGTGACTTGAGTATTATTAACATCGCCAACAATCTGAGAATTTACACCGTCAACTAATAGTGTACTGTCATCGCCAAATACTGAACCAGTTAAATCACCGTCTACGTTACCGTCTACGTTACCAGTTACGTTACCAGTTACGTTACCAGTTACGTTACCAAAAAATCCAGTACTAGCTGTAATTGAACTAGCTGTAATAGCAACAGTGTCAGTGTTGACCATTATAGTACTATCGTCACCTACAATGTTAATGTTGTAATTTTGCTGCTCTTTAAATATGTCAGTTGCTGATTGCGGAGTAAAGTGTACCCCGTCAAATCGTAGTATATCACCAGAAACAGGTGTAGCAGTAAGAAGTATTTCATTTATGTCGGCTAATGATAAATTCCCTGCAATAAAATTAGCAAAACCGTCCCACTTTAATACATTATTAGAGGAGCTTGGAGGAACAGTTGTTATATCAACATCAGTTAAATCGCTTAATGATACTGCGCCACCACCACCACCACTACTTGTATCAACTACAATACCGCCCACTGTTGTACCGTCACCTATGTACAGTGATTTAGTATCTGTTGTAAATATAGGTTCGCCTGCTAACGGCGTTATTGTTAGACGCTCTGCGTCTGTTCCTCTTCTTAAGCGTAAAGCCATTCTGACTACTCCTAGTAATACTTGTTACAAGTATTTATCAGATTTATTTTCTTTTCTTCATAAAAGTAGTTGTCCGTTGTTGTATATCGGCTTTAACTTTTTTAGTGTCTAGTCTAAAGTCTACACTTTCAATACTATCACCATATTCTTCAAAGAAATCTTCGATAATAGTTTCTAAACTATTTTCAGTAGTTTTCTTTCTTTTAAGATCAACTTCCCAAACTTTTCCGTCTTTAAATGATACACGGATGGCAGCGAGATACTCAAGAGGTACAACTTTAACGTCGATATCCTTGAGTATCTCTGGCCAATGTTGGATAACATCTTCTGGTAATTTTTGACTCTTAGGCACTCGTAGTAGTCTTTTTAGCTGCTGCTTTTTTAGTAGGAACAAGAGCTTCTGCTTCATCTCTGAGACGTTTTGCTTCTTTGTACATAGCATCGGCTTGTGAGCGGTATTGTGCTGCTATATCTTCGTCTGATAATGGTTGTTCGTTAGGAACATTAACCACATCTTCTACTAATTGCCTCTCTGCTACCGCAGGCTCTCCTAAGTCTCTTTTACGTGGTTTATCTGCATCTGCAGGCGCAAGTGTTAAGTCGCTTATACTTATACCTCTGCTTTCTGCAAACGCACGATTTAACTCGTCTAATCCTAGACTATAATTTGTAGTCGGTGTCATCTCAATCTGATCAGTTCTTAGCTTGACAAGTTTGCCAGTAGCATGGAATCGAGGTAACATACGACTACCGTCCTGTAGCAACGCTCTATCCATTGCTTCACCAAATTCGTATGCTGTTTGACCTGTATTACTCTCTACAAGATTGATCACAGAATCATGGTCTTGTGGAGAAAGGTTCTCAGTTGGAAGTATTAGACAACTTTCTGGATCTCCAGGAATTGTTCTAAATACTATAACACACTTTCTTTTGTTGGACTTAACTCGTCCAACATGATTGGTATTAGCCATTAAACTGCCGCCGCGTCAATTGCTGCACCGGCTGCTTCGTCGGTTGCTTCTGCAGTTGCTTCTTCTTTAGCTTGCTGTGATGCCGCAATGGCCGCTAAGAAGTTTTCTAACTTAGTATAAGTTGTACCAACGACAGTCATTTCGTTTGGTTTAAATGCACCGCGCTGACTAGCAACGTCGATGATAGTTTTTAAAGCATTAAGGTCCTGTACAGTAAGATCTACTGCGGGCGCTTGTTGTGTTGCTTGTTCTTGGGTTTGTTCAGACATAATTATCTCCTTTTGCAATTTATTTATAAGTGTCTTGTCAGTTATACTTTAAAAGTGGACACGCTAATACAAAATAACTTAGTTCTTTTTGATTCTCAAATCCTATAGCAATTTTACCTACCATTTGATTTGATTCGTCAACTACTAATTTAGTACCAACAAAATATCTTCCTTTTAAATGTACATCTATCCATTTTGTAATGGAATCTTGTAAGTTATACCTTTGATCAATGTAAACAGTTTCAAAGAACTCTGGTATAAATTCTACTCTTCTCTTTCCTAATATATTTAACGGATTAGGTTCTTTAAGTGGCTTCATAGTGAGCAGTAACTCCGAACGGGCCTTCTAAGTTTTTATCATGGTGACTATGGATAATGAATACTGTATCGCAGTAATCTGCATCACCCCAGCTATCCCAAGCATACCCGTCTGTAAACATAATAAACTTTTTAGGCTGTATATCATTGTCTTTCATGTAAGACCAGTTAACCATAAAGTCAGTGCCTCCACCGCCCATAATTTTGTAATCTAGTAAGTCTTCACCGCAGTCGGCACTAAAGTCTTGCTCGTTATACACCTTAGTATCAAAGCACCAAAGTTTAATTTTGTAGTCTTGATATTCATCCATAATGCCTTTGATCTCACTTAGAAAGTCTCGTCCTTGTTCGTCGCCAATTGACCCTGACATATCTATACTAATACACAAGTCAATTGTATCTTGAAAGTCACCACCCGGCAAAATAGCACCAGTATGCCAACCTTTACGGTTTGGTCGAGCAAATGTGTAATCGTGTTTAATTGTACTTTGGATTTGCTGGCGAAGTATTTCACGCCAGTTCATCTTAGGCTCAGTAAGCTCTTTGATCATACGCTGAATTTCGCTTGGTACTTTGCCTGCACCTGATGTTTGAGCGGCACTAAGCATACCTTCTTTAATTTCGTCTTTAATCTTATCTAATTCTTCTTTAGAATATTTTGGACGACTTTTACTTACACTATTGCCGTTATTGTCTTTAGATTCGCCGGCCCCTTCTTCTCCGTCATCACCTTCTGCGTCAAGGTGTTCGTCTAGCATTTCGCCTAGTTGTTTTAAGTATTCTTTGCCGTTCTTTTCTGCTTCTTTAAATAGTTCATCGTAAACATCTTCCGAAGTCCAACCTTCGTATTTAACGTCTCGAAAACAGTCTACAATCTTAGGAATTTTACCAATACGGTCACGTATAAGCAAATTGTTTACAATATAGTCAGCGGCAATGTTATACAACATTGGGTCTCGATCTTTTCTACGACCTAAGTGATCAAATACACAATGAAGAATTTCGTGTGCAACAACAAATTCAATTTCTTTATTATTCATTGCATTAAAAAATTGAGTGTTAAAGTAAAGGTTACGTCCATCTACAGCCGCAGTTGGACACCAATCGTCCGCCGCCATAACACGCAAACGAGTAGCCATGTTACCAAAAAACGGATGACGCAATAGCAACCCTACACGAGCAATAATGATACGATCTAACACTTCTACTCGCATCGCTTCTAGTTGCTCTGGAGTAATATTAGGATCGGGTTGCCAATTTTTAAGTTTACTTGCTGTTTTTTTAGTAGACATTTAACACCTCATTTCTTAATTTCTATACTAACAGTATACTACTATTTAAGGTAGTTGTCAAGAGAAAAAGGACGTTTTGAATGAGATCGCCCAACTCATTTCTATTAGGTTTGGTTTGCGGCAGTAATATACTTACCAAACCGCTGATGAAACTCATCAAAACATTCTACTTCATCTGGATCAATTGGTAATGCATATTGTGTAAGAGCAAGTTTAATACCCATAACAACCAATTCAGTTTCAAAATTGTCCATTGCAAAGCGCAGGAAGTTGTTAACTTTATCGTCAAACTTCTTATCATTTTTATCACATGCTTCTTTCAGTTCGTAACAAAGTGAAACAGTCAAGGAATACATTGCACTGATTTCCTTATTTTTAATAGTCTCTACTTTACCATCAAGAATGTCTGTTGGATTAGGCATTTGTCCAGCTACCTTGCGGTGTGCCATAAATTTAACAGCTAACCCTTCGCCGACAGAGCCACTAACTAAATCAGTAGTGGTAATGGCGTCGTCGTCATCTTCAAGCAACTCACTAACAAACGACCACGAACGAGGTGTTGCAAACGAGCGACTTGGGCTCTTAGGATCAAAGTCGTACAAGTCTTTCTTTGCAAAAGTCAAGTAACCGACAACATCTGTGTGGATTTTGTTATCTACTGCCCACTGGAACCAATCATCAAAGTCAACACGCAATTCCAAGTGTACAAAGCGGTTAGCCAACGGAGCAGGCATACGATACGTAACACCTTTGTCTGCTTCACGGTTACCGGCAGCAATAATTAATACATTGTCTGGCAATTTATAAGTGCCAACACGACGGTTAAGAATAAGTTGATAAGCCGCAGCCTGCACACTAGGGGCTGCACTGTTCATTTCGTCTAGGAACAGTACAATGTTATCATACTGTGCCGCAAACTCTGCACTAGGAAGTTCTGCCGGAGGCGCCCATTGCATTGTACCTGAATTGCTGTCAAAGTATGGAATGCCTTTAATGTCAGTAGGATCCCAAAGACTTAGGCGAATATCAATAAGATGCGAGTTAGGCAAACTTTTAGTAATCTGTGCTACAATATCAGATTTACCAATGCCCGGAGGCCCCCAAAGAAACAACGGGCGTTTCTTTTTAAATGCTCGCAGGATAGATTTTTTAGCGCCGTTTGGGCTAGTAGTGCGATGTGCTACGTTTTCCATTTTGTATTCCTTTTAAGTATCAGTGCATTTGTTAACTTATGCTACTATTATAGCACCACTGTAAGGAATGTCAACCTGTTTTTAATCTTTTTTGGATCTATTCATCGCTTTTGTTATACCATACTTGCGTAGATCACCTGAGAAAAGAGTAAGCTCGACTGCTTTCTTTTCGTTCGTCACGGTAATACTTCTGTTTGTAAGATAGTACGGACAGTCGATAAACTTGTCAAGATGTATAATTACTTGCGTAGTCAACGGAATATCTTTAGGATATGGAACATCGTATGTAGATAACCCTAGTTCTAACAACAGTTCGTATCCTTTATCAGTTAAACGCAGCCCACCGTGATCTTTGTTCCTAGTATTTTGCCACCATAGCGGCATAAATTCTTTTACTGTTGCTTCATTTATACTTTTACCTAGTTCTTTTAAAAAGATCTTAGTATACGTTTCTTTCCAATTCATTTACTATTCTTCTTCAAAAATAGTTTCGCCATCTAAAAGTTTTACAACTGAAAATTTATCCGTATTAAACATTTCATTTAACTTTGAGCACAAGTTAAATGCATGTCCAGGATTTGAGAAACTAACTTTCTTATACTTAGGCCCTGGATAATTTGTTAATGCATTTGAGCTTTTTAGATTAAATGGTTTATTATTGTAAAATACAGCCCAGATGGCTTCTGCATCTAAGATCTGTTCCATCTTATACGTTTTTTTATTTACGTTTTCTAATATAACCTTCGGCTTAGGTCTGCTCATATGCGTATCCTTTTATTAACTACGCATATATTTATCTCTTTTTTTAAGTTAAATTACCAGTTACTGCCGCCGTCCATTGAAATTTTAATAACTTCTTCTTTAGGCTTTTGTAACAGTTCTTCTAGATTGCCGTTTAATCTAGCCATAACAATGCCTAAAGTAAATGCTAAATCTTTTGCTTGAGTAATTGACAACTTCAATTCTTTGGATTGACTAGACTCGGCACTTTTAACCTGCTGAATAAACTGCTGAATGGGAAACGTATTAAGTGGTTGATTTTGCTGCATTTGCTAACTCCAGTCGCATTTCGATATCAGTTTTAAACGGTCCTCTAAAATTGTAACGCTGTACAGTAATTAGTTTAGGGCAAAAACTTTTAACCCAACCCTTTTCAAATTGAATAATATAATACCCCGCACAATATAAACTTTTTGACTTATCACTCTTAGTAAAAAGAGGAATTTTATTTTTTACATCGTATATTGTATTATATGGCTCTGTGCTAGTAGGAAAGTTATATGCAATCTTTTCTTTTGGATCATGATCACTAATAGATTCTGTCCAGAATATCTTGCCGCCAAGATCTTTGTATAATTGCGAAGTATCGGTATACATTTTTGAACCAGTATCGCATGTATACATAAATTGTTCATCTTGTGCTGATAATGTACCAACCTTGTTTCCGTTGTTTTCAATAATCCAAAACTTGTCTTTTAATACGGGTTTAGCTTTTATAGTCATTTGTTATACCTTGCTTGTAACGGTTCTGCAAAACTTGCTGCCTGGTCTGCAACACGCTGCATGTCCCACTTTGCACAGAACTTCATAAGACGCATACCGACTTGTGTAATGTCTTTAGGTTCTACTTCTGTGATAGTGTTATTAATTATCTCTCTAATTTCTGTAGGTTGTGCAGTTAGATCACACAGTACAACATTACGGTTGTAGTCATCTAGCACACGATGCTCAACACCAGTATGATCAGTCCAACGTTGCAACATCATGTTATTCCAATTAAAGCCTTTTGTAGTTTTATCTTCATATGCTTCTATAAGACCAACTTTGTTCTTAGTACCTTTTATACGTACTCCAGGATAAGCACTAAAGACATTATCACTAGTGTCGCCGCGCATACATTTTTCAAACAACATAAATGCAGGATTGGGCGCAGGTTTTGCTTCTTTAGTCTTCTTGTCAATTACAGGCTTGCCTTTGTCGTCAAAGTAACCTTGGTGTGTAATAGTTACATTAGCAACACCGTTGTACTGTTTTACATTAGAAGCAATCAACTGTGCAAAGTCGCCGTCTGTGCTAATAATAATATGAGTGTCATTAGGATGTGCTTGTACCCAACCTGCAATAAGATCATCTGCTTCTAGTTGCGGATGACGCATAACAGTACAGTTAGTCTTTTCTGTAACAAAGTTTTTAAACTCGTCAAAGATTTCCCAAAATGCTGTATCTTCTTCGCTTTCTTGTACAGTTAGTTTATCACGAGCAACTTGCCTGTTACGCTTGTAAGGCTCGTAAAAGTCTTTGCGCCAGCTACGACCTTCTAAACAGAATACAACATGATCTGCATTAAAGTCTTTCCATGCTTTTTTTACACTGTTAAGTGTAATATGTAATGCCATACCTACCTTTGTGTCGATATCGCCACGTACTACATGTCGAGCTCTAAAGAAAGTATTTGCTGTGTCTACTAGAATATATGTACTCATGTTATATATGTGCCTTTAGTGTTATTATTAATAATACTATTATAGCATAGGATTAATAGAATGTCAATCACGATACTTCACTCTTGCCTTTGCTAATAGGTACCACATTAATATAACCCATTTCTCGTGCTGTTTCAAGTCCTTCTTCGCCTAACATTTGAGTTACAATTGTTCGAAACCATGCATCTACCATTTGTTCTTGGCTTTCGCCATTATATCCGGCATCCATAAGTTGTTCGATAAACTCGTTATTCCAATCAAGCTCAAAGAACCCGTTTTTAATGTTTTCTGGATTAATTTGCATATCTAATACAGCAACCCATGCTTCTCCAGCAGCAGTAGCTTCTACTTTTTCTTTTTCAAGCACAGCTCTCCGTTGTTCTTCTGTAGTAGGTTCTACAGATTCTTCTGCAACTTTTTCTTTTTTGCCTAGTAGTTTATTAAACCAATCCATTATTCGTTCTCCTTAGTGTATGTTACATGTTGTGTAATTTCGCCAACTAACAAGTATTTAGGTTCAGTATAGCTATTAGTGCCTTTTACTTCTAGTCTAACATACACGTCGTTTTCTTGTAATTTATTCCAGCTTGCATTCAGTGCTTTAACATCTTTTTCAAACTGTTTTACAAGATCTATCACTTTTGGGTCTTTCATATCTGCTTCCTTATAGCGTTGTATTGATCTTGTGTTATAGACTTATTTCGAAGAATATCTAATTCTTCTTGTTTAAGTCCCCCAGGCATTTCCGAATAAGCTAATGTGGAGTCTTGGAGTGAATCGCCATCCTTTTTCCATACAGACTTCTGCAACTTCGCGAACATTGAGAACATACTCTTCCGAGCGTCCTCCAAGCGGCATACAGTATACAGGACATTCAATACCCGCATCGCGATATGCTTGAACAGCTCTGCCAGCTTCTTCAATATCTGCACGATCAGCAACAACAAATTTAAGATAAATGTCACTACCAGCAACAGTGGAATAATTAAGAGCAACGTCAGGCCGAATAGCATCTTCCCAAGATTCTCCACTAACGCTGAGTTTGGGCGAGCAACTCCATGTGACATTAATTCTGTCACTATCGTTGAGATAGTTGTAGAGGCCGTTGTGTAAGTGTTGTGTAGTGTTTGTTTCAAATGTGACATTTTTTAAATCCTTCATACGCGGGTGTTCGAACAGCTCTACGTAAAGTCGTTGCCACGCTAACAACGGTTCACCACCTGTCATAATTAAATGGATGTCTTGACCATTATCCATTGTCCACTTACCTTCTGGAGTAAGCGATAGCAGATGTTCAACTACCTCGTCAACTTCTGCAAGTTTGTTAAAATCTTTAAACTCAGGATAGATACTTGCATAAGTGTCGCACCCTGTGTGAATGATAGGCAAGTCGTTAAACTCTTTTGTCTTTTCAACAATACCATCATCTAACAATGCTTTTACTTCTGCATTGTATCTTTCACCATTAGCATGCTTTTCTGCACGACTAGGTTCACCTTTGCCAAGTCCAAAGTTCATACAACGGAAGTTGCAACCAAAGGTACGCAGGAATACACTGGGCACACCTACATACTTACCTTCACCTTGCACACTATAAAATGCTTCACTATATCTTAGTTTCATACTAGGTTTCCTGTTAACTGCTTCATACGATGGATATCCTTTTTCAAATACTGGAGATTCGATCATCGTGCAAACTCCTGTTGTAATTTAATATTGTCAAAGAATTCTTTCTTTGTACTCTGGTCAGCTTTAAATGCACCTTCTAACACAGTTGTTTGTGTAAGACTGCTACTTGCCATAATGCCACGATTCTCACAGCAACCGTGTGTTGCTTGAATATACACGCCTAAATGCTCTGCACCTGTTGCTGCTTTGATCTCACGTGCAATGTCATTAGCAAGTTCTTCTTGTAATGTGCCACGTCGAGCGCACCACTGTGCAATACGTGTATACTTGCTAAGACCAATTAATTTGTTAGCAGCAATAATACCAATGTATGCTACGCCTGTAACAGGCTGGTGATGATGTGAACACATACTTTTTAGTTCACTACGTACAACTAGCATACCTTCATAGCGATCTGCACTATCGTTAGGAAATGCAGTTGCACTAGGCATAGGATCATACCGTCCGCTCATAATCTCATTGAAGTACATTTTAGCAAGACGTCTTGCAGTGCCTTGTGAGTTAGGATCATTGTACCGATCAATTACTAGTGCATCCAGTACACTGTTAAACGCTAGTGTAGCTTCGTCAATAAGTTGTTCTTTATCGCCTTTTTGTAATACTGTACTGATGTTATCACCAGCCCAGTAACGAATACCATATTCTTCTAGTTTTGTTTTAATTTCTTGTGCTTTACTCATTTATATCTCCGATGTTAAGGCAGAGGATTGCCATTCAATGTATCATTAAGTATACACTGTTATTTAGGTTTTGTCAACTATTAACTAAAATATTTTGTTAACATTTCTAGGCGATCATTTGCACCAGCCATCTTGTCAAGTTCTTCTTGAATGGCTTCTACAATATCACTATGTTCGCCAATGCCTGTGCTATTATTCATGTAAACCATAATGTTAGTCTTTGCTCTTTCAAGCTCTCCTTCAGCATGCATACGTGCTGCCTTAGTTAGTTGTGCTTTCATTTCCATTTGGTAAATCCTTTCTATAGTTACCTTTTGACGGAATTACGTGTCTTACGCCACCTCGAGGATCCGCCATGTCCCCTTTGCGTCGTGGAATCAAATGCACATGGGCATACTCTACAGTTTGTCCTGCTGCTTCACCTACATTCTGTCCTATGTTAAACGCTTCACAGTATCCGCGTTCTGTCCAATCGTAGCCCCACTTGTATGCTGCTTCCCAGCATTTTACAAGATGTTGCCAATCTTCTACTTTAGGAACGAAAAGAACATGGCCTTCTGTTACCGGAAAGCCGTCCTTATAAACTGTAAAGTCTTTTGTATCTACTAATACCTCAGTCCAGGGTTTAGTACTCACTAACATTCTCCCAAGGATAAACAAGCCAGACATCTTCTTCTGCTTTGTTAATTTCGTGACAAGTATAATCTACGGTGCCGTTAAATCCACTTGCTAGATTATCTGTAAGTGTTGCAAAGCGAACATTTTTATGCCAAACTGTATTCCAAGTATCTTCATTGGGCAAACAACTGCTCTGCCAATCTTGTTTGATCCAGTTGAATGTAGCACCGGTATCGTTAATATCATCTACAACTAGAATATTTTTACGCAGCGACAAATCCCATCTTGCACCAGTAATGCCAGTTTCTTCAGGATTATTATAGCCAAACGCTTCTTCGCTCATCCATAGATTACTTTCGGGTCCTTGTGTATCGTCACGCAAACTAACCTTTAGTGCTTCGCAACGTACATCAAGCATGTTACTAAGGATAGTAGCAGGAATATTACCACCGCGTGTAATACCTACAATATAATCAGGCCGCCATTCGTCTGCGTACATAGTAGTAACAATTTGTACGCACATTTTTTCTACGTCTTGCCAACTGTAATAATGTTTCTTAATCATGTTTACCCCTTTGCATCTTTTTCTGCTTTAGTAAGTTTGTTATTCCAAGTGTAGTTGCTAATGCCTAATTCATTTGCCATAGGTTTAGTTTTACCTTTAGTAACTGCGCCGCCTCTTGCTAAAAATTCAGCCATCAATCGTTCTGTTTCTTCGTCTTTAGATTTTGCATCGTGATTCATAGCCATTAGTTAGATTCCTTATTAAAATTGAGTGTCATCTTCATTTTGTTTGCCCTTCCAATCTTGCTTTACAAGATCGTAAGTTGTTTTAAAATTACGCCAAGTTTTTTCTAATGCAGGATACTCTTTACACATACGTTCAACTTCATCTGGATCGATACTATTGTCTAACGGCCAAGTAATATTGTAATCATTTATATTAATGGTATCGCTCACAGTATAAGTTGGCGATACACCTAACATTGATGTACTATAAACATAATCGCTGCTGCTTTGGCCGCCAATAGTAATTGTAGTATCAGCATTTAACGTAAACGGAGAAAGCGACCCCTCAGTTACGTCAAACGTAATATCGCCAATGGACATATCATCATCCTTTGATTGCGTCATATAATGCTGCTCCACTAAAGAATTCTTTGTTTAGTTTAGTAACTTGTTTAGATAGACTAACTGCAAAGTCATCATAATTTTCCATGTACTCTACAATACGTGCAATTACTTTGTCTTTGTGATGCAAGTAAGCGTCAAAGTCTTCAGTCCATTCGCTTGGGTATAAGAACTCTGGAACAGCCATTTCACTGTAGCTGAGTCTATCCGGAACCATAGGAATAGCATTTACAAGAGCACCTTCATACCAGCTAATGCCTAGTGTTTCCTGCAGGTTAGCACTAAACACTAGTTTAGCTTCACCTAGCAAGTTGTGATACTCGTTCTTTGTAAGTTCTTGATCTTGACAAACAACAAATTCATATTGCGGCAAACGCTCTGCAAGGTCTCTAAAGATATCAACTTGCTTCTCAGGAGCAACACGATGCGGAAACAAAATTAAGTTTCGCTTGTCCATACCCTTGTAACTGTCTAAACTGTTGCGTAGATACTCCATAGGCCAACCAACTTTGATTGCTTTGTCCATGTCAACACTATAGTCATCCATCATAGTGTCAGTAAACAAGTCAATATGAAAGTCAGTAGCATAAAAGTTATCATCATAACATTCATACATTGACATTTCTGCATGTCTTACCCAAGGTTTATCGCCTATTAGCCTACCAAGGAAATCATGAGGATCATAACTACCAGCATGCCAAAGACCAC